TCACGGGCACTTCTCCAGCAGGACATGCGCGCGCTCGCGCAACAGCGCCGCGTTGCGCCGGCAGGTCTGGGTCAGCAGGTCGTGGCCGTCGCGCGCCGCGCGCTCGGCGCGGGCATCCCATTGCAGCGCGCCCTCGAAGAGATCGGCGGCGAGGATGGCGCGGGTGTCGCGCTCGCCCCGCAGCGCACCATATTCCAAGGCCGGCGACAGCGGCGTCGCGATCCTGTCCATGGCAGTTTCCAGCCTTTCACGTTCTGCGCGAATATGGTAGGAAGTTTCCCACATCCTGTCAATAGGAAAAATCCTATTAGTTCGCGTAGAGGGAGACTAGCCCACTGTCATGGCCCGCGAATGCGGGCCACCCAGGTGACGTCCGCTTGATCTCAAAAGAACTGCACGCGGAGCCGCGGAGAAGCAAAGAACCTCCGCGTCTCCGCATGAGTCCTTTTCAGCGGCGTGCAGAACCCAACTGGGTGGCCCGCATTCGCGGGCCATGACGGGAAGAGCTTCAGAACCTACGGCTCGCCGCTGGCGACGATGCGGTGGATGCCTTTGACCAGCGACATGTCGATCTCGAAGGTCTTGGGCGGGTTGAGTTGGGCCAGCACGAGCTTCTTGTCCGTCTGGCGCACATATTCCTTGATCAGCGCGCGCGTGGTCGAGCCGGTGGGCTCGCTGCGCTCGCCGAGCTGGACCAGAACGTAGCAGCCGCGGCTCGGCGGCCGGCCGGGATGCATGAAGACGAGCTCGCCATGGCGATAGCGCGGCGCCATCGAGTCGCCATAGACGTAGACCGCATAGGCGTTGGGCACGCCGATCAGGGATTGCGGCCGGGCCACGTTGTCGACGGTCTCGCCGTTCCAGTCGGTCTCGCCGTCGCTGCCGCCCGCGCCGGTGCCTTTCACCGGCACCATCTCGGGACCGCTGTAGGACAGCGACGGACTCATCGAGCGATAGAGCGGCGAGGTCTGGATGGTGCGGCTCTCGGGGAACTCGCCGTCCTCCCAGGGCCTGAGCATGTGCTCGTCGATATCGAGCAGGCGGGCGAGCTTGCGGCGTTGGATCTCGGGCAGGAACCTGGGGCTGCCCTTCGTCAGATATTGCTGGACATAGGTCTGGTTCATGCCGATCTCGCGCGAGAGCCCGGCCATGTCCAGACCGCGCTCCTTGATCTTCGCGGCCACCAGGCGGCGCGCGGGGTCATCACGGAAAGATTCGTTCGCCATGTCCGTCATCATAATAGGGAGCATCCTATGACGAAAGTAGGAAATATACGCTTTACAGAATAGGAAATACCCTACATAGTCTCGCGATGCAACCCAGACGGAAGCGAGACCGCCGATGAGCGCCTTCACCCAGCGCATGCAGGACTGCCTTCAATTCATCGAGCGCAGCGTCGCGGAGAACGGCGTCTCGCCGTCGATGCAGGAGATCTGCGCCGGCGTGGGCCTCAGCCCCAAATCCAAGGCCTACGCCTCGGCGCTGGTGCGCTCGCTGGAGGAGCGCGGCGCGGTCAAGCGGCTGCGCATGGCCGACGGCAAGGTCGCGCGCCGCGGCATCGCGGTGATCCGCCAGCGCTGCCCGCATTGCGGCGAGCAGCTCGCGCCCGGCTCGGCCGCGCTCCCCGAAGCCGCCCTGTCCAAAGAGGCGGCGTGATGTCCGGTTCGGGGTTCACGCTCGAATTCGCCCGCCGCCGTGCCCGGCGCGTGGAGCCGTCGCTGCGCGGGGCGCTGGTGCGGCTGTTGCGCGCCTCGCTCCCCAAGGAGACGGCGTTCTTCGCGTTGCCGCAGGACGACCGGCACGCGCCCGGATTCGCGCAAGGTGCGATGGCGGGCGCGCCCGATCTCGTCTTCATCCATGGCGGTCGCGCCTTCGGGCTCGAGCTCAAGGCGCATGGCGACGGATTGAGCGACGCGGAGCGCGCGGCGCAGGTCGCGCTGCGCGACGCGGGCATGCGCGTCGAGGTCGCGCGCGATCTGACCGAGGCGCTGGTGCGCCTGCGCGAGATGGGCATCCCGCTCAAGCCGGGCCTGTTGCGCGGGCGCGCGGCGTGAGGGCGGCGACGATGTGGGGAAAGCTTGTCCGGCACGCCGGCGAGACCGGGCTCGAAAGCCCGGCAGCCGAGCGCACGACGCTGTTCGCGCTGCTGCGCCGCTCGCGCGCGCTGATGTTTCTCGCCGGCTCGTGCGCCGGGCTGGCGATCGGTTTCGTGCTGGGCATCGGCGCGGTGGCGTGGTGGTGAACGGGAGAGCAGGCGCGTGAGCAAGTCCAAGCAAGATGCCGCAACCGAATCGCGCGGCCTTCAGGTCGGCTATGGCGGACGCCCGCCGGTGCTCGAGATCGTCCACGGCGTCGCGCAGACCGACGCCAGGGCGCGCGAGGTCGTGCGCCGCAACACCAACCACTGCACGCTCTGCCGCCTGCATCATCTGGGCCATCTGCGCGACCGCGCGGGCGACGATCTGAAGCTCGCCAGCGTGCGCCACGCGGCGGGCGAGAAGCTGCAGGACGATCATTCGCTCGCGGGGCTGTCGTCGATCCCGGGCACGCTCAATTTCGGTCCGCGCGGCGCAAGCTACGGCCCGACCGACATCAGCCAGATCAAGATCGACGCGGCCGACCGCAAGAAGAAGGCGCTGCGCGCGGTGGGACAGTCGGCGCGGTTCCTGCTCGAGCACGTCGTCATCGATGACATGACGCTGACGCAGACCGCGCAGCTCATGAGCGTGAAGGACAACGCGGTGCTGCCGGCCCTGCGCGTGGCGCTCGACGCGCTCGCGGCGCATTACGGCCTGGCCTACGCCGTCCGCGCCAGGATCCGCGGCGGCGAAGCGCAACCGATCCATCCGTTCCAGCAGTTCGATTGAACGATTCCCTCAATGTCATGGCCCGCGACTGCGGGCCACCCAGATGATAGCTCCGCTCTTCGAACAATCGCACGCGGAGACGCGGAGTGCGCGGAGTGGAAAATAACCTCTGCGCACTCCGCGTCTCCGCGTGAATCATTTCAAGAGCGCGCAGAACCCACCTGGGTGGCCCGCATCCGGGCCATGACAGTTTGGTTGGTGAACGATTGGCGAGAACATATCTCCTCCAAAACTTCGTCTAAAATCGTCGTCGAGAAAAAACGACAGGCGCGATTTTCGCGATTGACAGGGGGGCCCCCGCCGCGTAGTGTTTTCGTCATGGTGAGTAGATGCGCCTCGCGGACGAAAGTCCGGCGAGGCGTTTTCTTTTCCACCCTTCACCACCGCTTCCGCCTCTTTCGTTTCGTCGCGAAGTCCCGCGTGGGCCACGCGAGCGCGCGTGGGACTCAAACCAACTGGAGAACCCGTCATGACCAAGAAAGAAGAGTACGTCGATTTCGTCGCCCGCGACGGCGTCACGATCTATCCGAGCCGCAGCTTCGCCGGCCATCCGGCGGGAAGCGTCGTGCGCATGCACAAGAGCCACGCCGACTCCTTCGCGCACCTGGCCGCACAGCCCGCGGATCCGGAGCCGGATGCCGGTTCCGATCAGGAGCCTGCCGAGCAGGAATAAAGTTCCACGAACGAAGCGGCCGCGCACGGCCCGGCTTGCCGGTCTCCCCCCGAGGCCCGGCTTTCGCCCGGGGCACCGAAGCGTGGCGCCGGCGTCTCCCCGCCGGTCCCGGCCGGACACAGCCCTCGCTCTCCGGCCGGGCGCTTCACCTCGCGTCTCCATCTCGAGCTGAAAGGAAACCGCGATGCTTTGGCGGGCGATGTTGCGCGGCACGGCAAGCGGGCTTCTGGCGAACGCGGCTGCGGCCGCGGGTCTCGACGCATCCTGGTTCGTCATCACGTCGCGCGACTGGAAGCGCGGCAACTACGGCAGCGCGCCGCAGTTCCGCACCCACAGCGAGTTCAAGATCGAGATCACGGCCCAGGCCGCCGCTCCCGGCGGCACGCCGTCGGATGAGGTCGAGAGCGTCGCGCGCATTTTGGCGGAAGCCAAGCTCGACGATCTGTGCGAGCTCGCCGAGAACGCGCTTCTGGGCGGGCAGGGCAGCGATCTCGCGATCGCCTGCACGCAGAACAGCGCCACCGCGACGCCGGAGAGCACGACCGGGCTCTCGCCCGGCATGATGCTGAGCGGCGCGAATATCAGCCCCCGCGATCCGTTCCTGGCGATCAGGACGGTCAACGCCGGCGGCACGGTGACGCTGAGCGCGCCTTACAGCGGCGCCACCGGCACCTATCTCTTCAACGTCGGCTCGTTCGTCGCGCTGTTCGAGAGGATCGAGAGCGTCGACACCTACCCGCGCGCCCGCAGCTTCGACGCTGGCCACGCAACCTTCACGGCGCGGGCGACCATCCGCATCAACGGCTTCGTGTACGAGATCTTCGAGCCGGCGCGCGGGCCATCGCTCGGCGGCATCAACCTCTACCTCGACAGCATCAACATCTTCGACCCGAACGGCGACTTCACAGGCCAGGAGCCGTTCACCGTCGCGCCCGCGCCACGCATGGCGGGACCGGACGGCCGTCCCGAGATCGTGGCCGACATTGACACCACCCCTTAAGGAGAAACGACATGACAGATATCGGCTTCAACTACGTTCCCGCCAACCAGCGCGTCCCGGGCATCTATCCCGAGGTCGAGGGCGACATCCCCGGCCAGCCGCCGCAATGGACGCTGCTGATCGGCCAGACCCTGACGCCGCAGGCGCAGGTCCCGATCAAGATCAGCTCGGTCGCGGCCGCGGTGCGCCGCTTCGGCGCGGGCTCCATGATCGGCTCGATGGTGGAGCGCTATCTCGCCTCCGACCCGAACGGCACGCTCTGGGTCCTGCCGCTGCAGGATTTCGGCTCGCAGAACGTCAGCGTCGGCGTGACGAGCGGCAGCCCCACGGTCACCGGCCTGCCCACCAACACCGTCAACGGCATGACCATCAACGGCGCCGGCAGCACCATCGCCAACAACGCCACGCTGGCGGGCTACAACGCCACGAACGGCACCGCGACGCTCGTCGTTCCCGCCAATTTCACCGGAACCACGGGACCCATCTCCACCACCATCAACGGCACGATCAGCGCCGCCAATGTCGGCGCGACGGCCACAAGCCCCAACCTCACCAACCTGCCGGCGAACCTGTCCAACGGCATGAGCATCACCAGCACCGCCACCGGCTTCCCCGCCAGCGCCATACTGTCGAACTACAACGCGCTCGCCGGTACCGCGACGCTCCTCGTTCCCTCCAACGCGACGGCGACCAATCCGAGCTATGCGGTCGTCCTGGGCTTCGCCGGCAACACGATGAAGGCGACCGGCACCATCAATTTCGGCAACGACAACCACACGCCCAACGAGGACGGCGTCCTCTATATCTACATCGCCGGCCGGCTCGTCGCCGTACCGGTGTCGAAGGGCACGCCGGTCGCAACCATCGCCGGCGCGGTCGCTTCCGCCATCAACGGCTATTTCGACGCCAACGACCTCGGCCTGAAGACGAGGCAGCGCAACTTCCTGGGCGTGTCGATGCCGGTCACGGCGAGCGCCTCCGTCATCGGCACCAACAACGTGGTGACCCTGACGGCCAACCATGTCGGCTATGTCGGCAACACGATCGACATCCAGCTCAACTATTACGGCACCGCGGGCCAGCAGGAGATCCCGGCCGGCATGAGCATCGCCGTCACCGCGATGAGCGGCGGCGCGCTCGATCCGCTCACCAGCAGCCTCGACAGCGTGCTCGGCGACACGCAGTACGACTTCATCATCCAGCCCTACACGACGACGACGGCGCTCAACGACTTCCAGACGCTGATGTCGGACGCGACGGGCCGCTGGTCGCCGCTGCGCAAGGTCTACGGCCACGCCTTCTCGGCCATCTCCTTCGCGGGCAACGGCTCCAGCGCGACGTCCTTCGGCACAACCCGCAACGACCGCCACATGACGATCGTCTGCTACGAGAACGGCTCGCCGGCGCCCGCCTATGACGTCGTGTCGTCCTATGCCGGCGCGTTCGCCGCGAGCTCGCGCGTCGATCCGGCGCGGCCGACGCAGTCGCTTCGCGTCGTCGACATCCTGGCGCCGCACCGCAGCCAGCGCTTCAGCAACGCGACGCGCCAGACGCTGCTCGGCACGGGCCTGGCGCTGATGGACTACAACCCCGACTACACCTGCAACATCCTGCGCGCGGTCACGACCTATCAGCTCGACGAGAACGGCACGCCGGACATCGCCTACCGCGACACCGAGACGCTCTACACGCTCATGGCCGTGGTGCGTCAGCTCACGGAGGATTGGGGCGCGGCCTTCCCGCGCGCCAAGATCCTGGACGACGACGTGGCGTTCGGGCCCGGCAGCGCCTTCAGCGCCGGCCTTCCCGACCAGGCGGTGGTGACGATCAAGAGCGGCAAGGCCGTGCTCACCGCTTCCTACGCGCGCATGGCCAACGGCAACGCCCAGTCGGTGTGGCTGACGGATGTCGACTCGTTCAGGAACGGTCTCATCCTGCAGCGCAACTCGTCGGATCCCACGCGTCTCGACGCGCTGCTTCCGATCGTGCTGGCGTCGGGCTTGCGCGTCACCGCGATGAAGGTCGACTTCGCGCTGCAGGCCAACGCGTAAGCGAAGCTTCTTCCCACCAATCTTTTCAAGAAGGCGGAAATGTCCGCCGACAAGGAGTGAAACATGGCCGGACAACGCATCGGCGGTACGCTTTTCCTCATGATCAACGGCATCCAGTATCCCGCGCGCGGGAGCTGGGAATACACGCCCAACCTGAGCGCGCGCACGGGCGTCGCCGGACAGGACGGCGTGCACGGCTATATCGAGCGGCCCGTGGTGCCGTCGATGAAGGGCGAGGTGTCGGATTTCGGCGGCATCTCGATCCAGTCGCTGCAGCAGTCCCAGGTCTCGGTGGCCACGCTGTCGCTCGCCAACGGCAAGGTCGTCATCGGCTACGACGGATGGGTCAAGGGCCTCGTCAGTTCGAGCACCGAGGAGGGCAAATACGCCCTCGAGCTCGAGTTCACGCGGGTCATCGAGCAGCCGTCGAGCTGACACGGTCTTCTTCCCTAAGCCAGCGTCCCACTTAAGGAGAAAGCCATGGATACCGTCACCCTTGTCCTTGCCGAGCCCATCGCGGCGCACGGCAGGGACCTCACCACGCTCAACTTCAAGAAGCCCAACGGGGCCACCATCCGCCGCTGCGGCGCGCCGACCAAGATCCAGCGCGCCGACAGCGGCGAGGCGGTGATGCTGCTCGATATGGACTCCTACGCCCGCTACGTCAGCGAGTGCGCGCAGATCCCGATGCCTTCGGTCGACGCGCTCTGCGCCGAGGACTTCTTCGCCTGCGTGGGAGTGATCGACGGTTTTTTCGGACAGTCGAAGACCCAGGAAAAAGCTGGGACGGAAACGAGCTCCTAGAGCGCTACCACGCGCTCGCGCTCACCTATCACGACCTGTCGGTGTTCGACTGGTCGTTCGCCGAGGTGGAACGCGCCGTTCCCGTGATCAACCGCATCCTGGAACGCTGGAACGAGGAAGGTCGCTGACATGGCTTCCGCTATCGCCGTCATGGCGCCGCCGGCGAACAGGCGTCAGCCTTCCATGCTCGACGGCGTCTTCGACATGCTCGGCAATGCGGTCGCGCGTTTCGACCGGCTGACCGGCGCCCGCATCACGGCGGGAGACCTCAACGCAGGGCTGATGCCGCCGGCGCTGGGCGCCATGCGCGTTGCGTCCGAGGTCAAGCATACGACACGCCAGTTCGTAGACAAAGGCGCCGACCTGCTTCGGGTCGTGCGCTTTCTCGCCAACCATCCCAGGGCCGTGATCCGCGGTGCCGAAGGCGCTCTGTTGCAGCACCAATGGGCGCAACGCGCTCTCGCTGCCGCGCGCTTCGTGGGCGGCGAGATCAATCGCGACGCGCACACGCTCAGATGGGAGGGCCAGCATCTGCACGACGTCGTGCTCGGACCGTATCCGGAAAAAGGAAATTGGCTCGACCGACACGCATGGGACGCCTATCACGGATACAAGGACTACAAGGCTTGGCTGAAGCCCGGGAAGTGGGTGAAGAACGCCTGGGACTTCGCCGTTGAGCACCGCGGCCAGATCAAGGACTTCCTTCACGCCAGCAAATACCTGAAATCGGCGCAGTTCATTCACCAATGGTGGGCCAAGGGAAAGGCCGCGGCCATCGGCGGCATCGATCTGGCGCAGGCCTATCTGAAGACCCATCCGCGTCAAGCCCGGTTCCTCAACACCGTCCTGAAGGTCGGCGAGAGAGTGAACACGTACATGCGCCGGGCCGACAAGTTCATCAGTCCGCTCATGCTCCTCGGCGATGGCTATAATCTTTGGAACGATGTCCGCAACCGCGACTGGAAGAAGGGCAGAGGCGATCTCGGCCAGGCGGCATGGGATGCCTGGAGCACGGCGAATGCCTATGGCGGAAAGCCCGTTCTCGCCGCCGCCAGATTGTTCTTCACCAAGACTCCTTGGGGCAGGGCGCTCGCGACGAAGGGGCTGGACCTCGTCGAAAACCGCATCTTCCCGTGGGCGGAAAAGAAAATTCCCTGGCTGGAGAAGAAAATCCCCGGCTGGCTCGAGAGGATCGGTATCCGCGGCGGAGGAAGGGCCGCCGTCGAGGCCGGAGAGGCGGGGCTCGAACGGGTTGCGATCGCGCAGGCGGAGAGAGTCGGCCCGGGCCTCATCGCCAGAGGCGGTCCCTGGGTGTGGGCAGGCGCGGCGCTGGCGGGCCTCATCGGCGGCAGCGCCTATGCCTACTACCATCCGAAGGAAACAAAGAAGTTCTTCCGCGACATCGGCAACGCAGCCAGTGACTTCTATCACACCGTTCGAACCGAGATGCGCGGCGACACGGCGAAAGGCTGGCATCCCTGGGCCGACTTCACCGCATCCGCGATCAGGCTCGGCTGGGACAGGCTTCAGAAAGACCGCGACGCGGAGCATCAAGATGTGGAGAAGCTGGGTCATGCCATCAACAAGATCCGCGGCGTCGAGCTGCCTCCGGGCGTGAAGCCGCCGCCGCCGAGGACCTGGAAGCAAATCGGCTGGGACATCTTGCGCAACGATGTCATCGGCGCGATGCCCGTCATCGGCGATCAGCTGGGGGAAGTCGTCGACCAGGCGAGCGCTCTGTGGCACGCGCGCAAGGCGCTACCGAGAGCTTCGCGGCCGCATATCCCGGCGCCTCCCGCGCGGTCCTCCGTGCGCCTGCACGCGCCGCCTGCCGGGCGCTCGCCGCAGCCGCGCCGGCAAGGTGCCGCCAACATCCCCACCAAGACCCAGGCCGAGATCCGCGTGCGTTTCGACAACCTGCCGTCCGGCACGCATATCGGCCCCCGCTCCACCGGCATCGGCACGCAAGTCGAGACCGGCGCGCAATTCGCGTTCTGAGGAACGACATGGCTCTCGACACCGCCAAGACGCCCGTAAAGGCGCTGCCGAGCCTGCCCGACGCCCTCCTGCGCACGTTCCTGGACCAGAGCATCGCGCTGTGGAATTCGTTCGATCAAATCTCGAAAGCCAATCCGGCGCCCGCCGCGCACGCACAGCCTTCCGTGCGCGCGCCGGCGCCGCATGAGCAAGCCGCCCCCAGAAAGCCGCAGGGGCAGATCAGCGTGCGCTTCGACAACGCGCCGGCCGGCACGCGCATCAGCACCCGCGCCAGCGGCACCGCGTTCCAGCTCGATGCCGGCAGAGACGATGCCGGGAGCGCGCTGTGGGGGACGAGCTTCTCCCATGAGCCGCCGCCCGCCGCCGCCGCCGCGGTCTCCGCCTCCGCGTCGAGAAGTTCTTCCGGCCCTTCAAGCGCGCCGGCAGGCTTGCACTTCGACAAAGCTCGAAGCGGTTGGGTGGATCCGGACGGCAAATTGGCCGTCGTGAGCCGAAAAGACGGCTACACGACCGAAATCACTCCGGAGGGGCGCAAGAAGCTCCAAGGTGCCGTCGCGCCGAGTGAGCCGGTGCAGGAGCAGAAAGGTCCGGTCACCGTCGTCAGCCACTTTGACGGTCACAAAACCGAATTCACGGTGGATCGGGCGCTGTTCAAGAACGATTACACGACCACGGTCACAAAGGATCCGCAGGCGCTCAAGAATCTCCAGCGCTCCGTTTTGCCTGTGCGCGACCCGAGCGGTCCCGTCGTCATCGTGAATCGCATCGACGGAACCGTCATCAAGGTGGATCGGGAAAAGTTCAAGAAAGGCGACTTCTCGACCGATCCGGCTGACCAAGTGCCGCCGGAAGATCAGTGGGGGCCACCCGACGCCGAAGGCATTCGCAAGCCCTCGTTCCATCAAATGCAGGAAGACTTCGTGCTTTTCAGGTCGAAAGCTACGCGTACTTTCCTGCACGCCCCGGACGACGACAACCCCCCGAGCGCCGGAGACGCCATAGACGAATTCCACTCCTCTCCGACAGGGAAGTATTTCCTGAGTTTCCCTTCGCTTTTCAAGGAGAGGAGAGATTTCGACAAGTACGAGTATAACGTCGCGTTCGTTCCTTGGAGTGGTTTGAACGGAACGACGGACACCGAAGAGGAGGCGCTATTTCGCGATGTAGGGTACGGAGACTTTTACGTGCCTCCCAACAAGCGCAAGCAATAGCGGCTGAACGTCGCGTGTGGTATGCCTGCTGCGAGCTTTTCGAGGGATCGCCGGGGACGCCGTCTCGCATTCGAATCTTCTGGTGGCTCACCGTCGGGACCGCAGCGCTCATGGTTTCGGCGGGGATCTGGTTCCTCGTGTTTCCAAGCGCTCACCATATTTCCATGATGGCGAGATTGCCGCCGGAACTGCGCGACGCCACGCGACAAGCCGACATCACAGACGCCTTCATCTACATGGGAGGGATCTCGATCTTGAGGCTGGCCGCGATCGTCTTGGTTTTTTCGGGGAATGCCCGGGGTTGGTTCGATCGAAACGATCCTTCCATTCGTCCTGCTTAGGTGGGCGGCCCGTGGTGTTCTACGTGTTTGCGGTCGGCGATCTCTTGTCTTTCGCGACGACGAGAATATCGGGCGAATCCGAAGGCCGGGACTGCGCGGAATTCGAGGAACGGAACAGACCCCGACCGTCGCCCAATTGACCGCGCGGGCTGCTGCCTAATCAAGCAACACCGGGACGGGAAAGGATGCGCCATGGCTTCCGGCATCGACGCGACGCTTCCGAGAGCGCTGCCGAGCCTGCCCGGCAACATCCTGCGCACGCTGCTCGATCCGGGCGTCGTGCTCTGGAATTTGTACGATCAGATCTCGCAAGCCCGCCCGGCCGACGTCGCGCCTTTGCACGCGTCGCCTTCCCTGCGCGCGTCGCCGGTGCAGGAGCACGGCGCCGACGACATCCCCGGCCAGGCCGAAGACGAGATCAGCGTGCAGTTCCACAACATGCCGCCCGGCGCGCGCGTCAGCACCCGCGCCAGCGGCGCCACGCTTCATGTCAGCGGTGCCGCCCATACCGCCGCGCACAAGATCGTCGGGACCCTGGAGACGCACGGCATGTCCAAGGACAGCCGTGCCGACACCCTCGACGCCCAGATGACGGCGCTGGGGGCGGCCAGGAATATGGACGGCACGTACAGCCTGGACCGCGACACCATCACCTTCGACAATCGCTATGTGCTGGACAAGCCGAAGATCGACGCCCATGGCGGCAGCGTATGGGATCCGGACACGGCGCATTATTTCGACACGTTGGAACAGGAAAGAGCGTTCCTCGCCGATCCCAGGAACAGCGGCTACGGCGAGGTCGGCGCGATGTCGCCGCTCAATTCCCGCAAGACCACCCTCTATGCGGGGTCCGTCGATTCCGGATACTCGAGCGGCACCGTGCGTTTCAACTACTATACGGACGACGCCGGCGACATCGGCACCTATGCGCTGCCGCTTTCACAAAATCTGGCGGAGGACATCTATCACGAGATCGGCCATGCCGTGTACGGGGACGCGGCGGAGGAGGCGGCCGATACCTGGGGGCTGGAGAAGTTGAATCTCGCCGGACCGACGGTGATCGATCCGCCGCCCCATGCCGCGCAGCGGCCCACGCTCAACACCATCGTGCACAAGATCAAGGGGAGCGCGGAGGTGCACGGCATGACGCCGGGAGCGCGCGAGAGAGCGCTCGACGACCAGATGACGGCGCTGGGGGCGACTGGGAATCCGGACGGGTCGTACACCCTGGACAAGGACACCATCACCTTGGACGATCGATACGTGGTGGACATACCCAAGGTCACCAAGGACAAGGGCAGCGAGTTCGATCCGTCGACGGCGCATTATTTCAAGTCGTTGGAGGAGCAAACGGCCTTCTTGTACAACAATCGCGACAAGCACTATCAGGAGGTCGGCGCGGATTCGAAACTGAATTCGCACAAGACCACGCTGTTCGCCGGATCCATCGATCCGGGATACACGGACGGCACCGTGTCCATCGATTACAAGGACGACGCCGGCCAGACCCGCACCACCGCGCTGCCGCTTGCGCGAAACCTGGAGGAGCATCTGCGTCACGAGATCGGTCATGCCGTGTACGGGGACGCGGCGGAGATCGACGCCGATACGCGGGCGCTGAAGAACATGAATCTCGTGGGGGCGCCGGATGCCGGCCGCGGCGAGGGCGGCGTTCCTCCGCCTCCGCCGCCACCTTCGACCCACGCTTCCGCTTCAGGACCCAGCGCCACGACGCAGGCCGACAGCGGCGAAACCAGCAGCTTCCAGACGATCCCGCTCAACGGCGTACAGACGCAGTTCCGGGTGATGCTGCCGTCCGAGACCGGCGGCTCGCGTATCGGCGACCTCGACGAAGTCACGAACTCCGTCCAACAGCTTCCGGACTACATCACCGGCAATCTGGTGAAGAACGGCGCCCAATGGGTCGTGGTGCCGGATTCGCCCGACCAGGCCTTCACCGACGAGGACAACAAAAAATATAGAGACAACCAAGACCTGCTCAGGCATGAGCCGGGGGGATGGAACGACGGCGAGACCAACAACGCCCAAAATAACGCCAACGATGGCAAGCTGGACTGGGGTGACGCGGACTCGCAATACAATCCGCAAAGAAAGTGGGTCATCATAGGAACGCGGCACGGGCTTCCCGAGGGCGACGGCAGCATCGACGTCACGAAGCACGAAACCGGCCATGCGTATGACTATCTGAACGGCTTTCCTTCACATCAAGACGATTTCAAGAAGGCCTACGATCTGGACAAGCCGAATATGACCACCGACAACGAGGCGACCGCGACGAATCCTACCGACAGGTACTATCTGCAGAGCGGATATAGCGGGCGCGAAGAAACCTTCGCGGAAGGTTTCGCGCGGTATTATTTCAGGGACGCCAATCATAAGGGAGACGATACGTTTCAGAAGGATTGGCCGCACGTCTACGACTACTTTGTGAAATTCGACGCAGCGCGGAAGGCGGAGGCGCAGGCCAAATCGGCGAAGTGACCGTTGTGGCGCCGGTGACGGATTTCCTGTAGCCTCCGCTCTGCGAGAGACGTGCAGAGCTGGGATGCCGATGCGCAATCCGATGCGGCTTTGGGCTGCGATCTTCCTGTTGTTGCCCTCTGTTGCGGGCGCCTCCGAGAACGGTCCGATCACGCTTCGTGTGCTGAAGAATGTTTCGCCCGAGGCGGCCGCAGACATGCTTCGCAAGGCCGGCGGAGGAACATATACGGAGGTCGTCTCCGATTCCGAGCATGACTGGAATCCCGGAGCTTACTTGTTCGCGAAACCCGTGGATGCCGGCACGCTTTGTGCGGTGCCGGGCGCGCATGTCACCTTCTCTCCGTTCGATTGGGACACAAAGGGCGAGCTGCACGTAGCGGAATTCCATGGGGGTGTGTACTACTACGTCAAGGGCAACGGCCCCTGCGCCGCGCCCGTCGGCCACCGCGATCTCTTTCAGGCCGTCTCTCTGGCGGTCGCCGGCGATGCGATCGACGATATCCAATCCGCGGTCGGATCCGCCGCTTCTTCGGCGCCTCTGTCTTTTGCGCTGGCGGTGAATTGCGGGGGCGAGCCCGCGCCTTGCGCGGATGCGTCGTCGCAGAGAGCCGTCCTGCGGGGTCTGGACCTGCGGTCGATCGTCGCCGTGTCGCAGGTCGAGTGGCCCGGAGACGACGCGTTCGAGCGCATCGATTTCTCTCCCCGCCGCGAGCAAGGCGGGGCGCGTTGGCATCTGCGCATGACGTTTGAAATGAAGACGGAATGGACAAACGGTTGGCCGGCCGTCGTGAAGACCCTCAAGCGGGTCGAGATGTACAGCGACACCGACGCCAAGATCTGATCGGCGGCCGCCCGCGGCCGCAACGGCGACACCCCGCAATTCGCATCTTCAAGAAACGGAAAAGGCGATGGCCTGGAACGACTCTTTGCTGCCTGCGTCCTTTCGCGGGGTGCCCTTCTTCTATGAAGACACCAAGCGCCAGGGCGGGCGCAGGCTCGTCGAGCACGAGTTCCCGCAGCGCGACGATCCCTATGTCGAGGATCTCGGCCGCAAGAAGAAGGAGCACCACATCACCGGCTACGTGCTCGGCGACGACTACGTCGAGCGGCGCGCGTCGCTCGAGGCTGCGCTCGACGGCGCCGAGTACGGCACGCTCGTCCATCCCTATCGCGGCGCGCTCAAGGTCAATATCCGCACCTGGATCAGCCAGGAGGTGCGCGACGAGGGGCGCATGGCGCGCTTCGACATCGATTGCGTCGAGACGGGCTCCGACCCTTCGCCGCTGTCCGCCATCTTCACCTCCGGCGACAGCCTGGATGCCTCCGGCGACTCGCTCGACCAGATCGTGCTTTCCTTCGACGACAACTGGATCGTGGGCGCCGGCGGCACGGTGGCGGCGGCGTCGGACCTGCTCGACCAGCTCGACGAGGCGTTCGCGCCCCTGATCGCCTGGCCGGACATCGACACCGACGCGCTGGCGCCGCTCGTGGCGGATCTCGCCGACATGGCGACGGACGCGGTGGCGGTCGCGACCGCGATCACGGGCTTCTTCGCGGGCTATGCCGATGCCGCGCTCGCGGCCCAGGTGGCGCCCGATCAGACGCTGACCTCGCGCGGGCCGCAGCCGCTCGTCGATCCGAGCTGCGGGCTCGCCTGCATGGCCGGCTGGGGCGCCGAGCTTGTGCCGCCCGACGCCACGCAGATCGGATTGAACCAGCAGGCGCTCGTGGCGCTGGTCTCGGGCTCGGCCGTCATCGCGCTCGGCCGCATCTACGCGCAGACCAAATTCGCGGCCCAGGAGGACGCAGACAGCGCGCGCGACCAGCTCGCCTCGCTGATCGACGGGCTCGCCACCGCCGCCGCCGACGGCGGCGACGACCGCGGCTTCCTGTCGTGGCAGTCCTATTATCAGGCGGCGATCGACGATCTGACCACGCGCGCCAAGCAGGCGCCGTCGACGCTCACCTTCACGATGGGCATCACGATGCCGGCGCTGGCCTTGGCGCAGCGCCTCTATCAGGATCCGTCGCGCGGCGACGAGCTCGTCGCGCGCAACGACGCGCCGCATCCCCTGTTCGTGCCGCCCGTCGTCCAGGCGCTGACCTCATGAGCGACGAGGTCCGTCTCATCATCGGCAGCCAGGAATACACCGGCTGGAACGAGATCCGCATCTCGCGCTCGCTCAAGGAGTGCGCGTCGAGCTTCGACATCGCGGTGAGCGAGCGCTGGGCCGGGGCGGACGGCGCGTGGCAGATCAAGCCGTTCGACCAGGCGATGGTCTATATCGACGACGACATCGTGCTCACCGGCTATGTCGAGAGCTACATGCCGTCCTTCGACGCGAACGAGCACGGCGTGCGGATCTCCGGCCGCTCGCTCACCTGCGATCTCGTCGATTGCATGCCCGACATCGGCACCGGAGAGTTCAGCGGCTACAAGCTCGACGCCATCGCGGCCGCGGTCTGCGGCTATTTCGGGATCGGCTTGAACGTCGAATGCGAGGTCGGCGATCCCCTGCCGGACGCCACGATCGAGAAGACCGAGACGGCGTTCTCCTTCCTCGAGAAGCTGGCGCGGCTGCGCTCGGTGCTGCTGACCGATGACGCGCAGGGCAATCTGGTGATCACCCAGGCCGGGATCAACGGCGGCGCGAGCGCGCTGGTGCAGGGACAGAACATCCTCGCCGCCGAGGCGACGCTGGCCGGCAACGCGCGGTTCAGCAATTACGTCTGCCTGAGCCAGACGCCGGTGAGCCAGGACGGCAGCGACGCGCAGCTCCAGATCAAGGGCACCGCGACCGATACCGGCTGCCCGCGCGGCAACCGCCGCTTCGCCGAGATGACCGAGCATCCGTCGACGCAGCCGCAGGCGGATGCGCGCGCGAAATGGCGCGCCAAGCACAATTTCGGGATCTCGACCAAGGCGTGCGTGACGGTGCCGGGATGGCGCCAGGCGCAGGGCTCTGGCAATCCCGGCGGCGCGCTCTGGGACACCAACCTGCTGGTCCCGGTGATCAGCCCGTTCCTCGCGCTCGACCGCCAGCTTCTCATCGGCAAGGTCGAGTTCCAGCTCGACGAGCAGGGAGGACGGCGCACCGTGGTCACGGTCGCGCCGCAGAACGCCTACACGCCGGAACCCGGCGGCAGCGGCGGCACGGGCGACACCGACGGCACATGGAACGATGGGCTCTGAACATGCAAGCCGTCTTCGACCGCATGGCTGCGAGGGTCCGCAGCATGGTAACGCGCGGGCGCGTGATGAGCGCCGCGCTCAACCCCAAGCGCCCGCTGGTCCAGCTCTCGGGCCTCGCCGACGAGCAGAAGACCCAGGTCGAGCTCTTCATGCCGATGGGGATGAGCGTCTATCCGACCGGCAATGAGGATCTCATCCTGCTGCAGGTCGGCGGCTCGCGCTCGCACCTGGTGGCGCTGTTCGCCGACAACCCGGCGCTGCGCATCACCGACCTTCAGCCTGGCGAGTTCGGCCATCGCGACACCAACGGCCAGCAGGTCGTCTTCCGCCAGGACCATCTCGAGATCACCTCGCCGCTGAAGATGCAGATCACCGTCACCGGCGACGTCACCGGTACGGCGGCGTCGTGGCAACTGACGGGTGATCTCCACGTCACGGGCAACATCACCGCAACCGGCGACATCACGGACGGTTCCGGACATTCGATGGCCTATGACCGCGGCCAGTACAACAAGCACACCCATCCCAATGGTGGGCCACCGGATGCAAAAGAATGACCGACATCGCAAGCTTCATCACCCAGGACCCGAAGACGGGCGCCTCCTATATCGACTGGATCATGGAGGGGCCGGATCTGCTCAGCGAGGAGGGCCTCGCGACCGCGGTGCTCATCTCGCTGTTCACCGACCGGCTCGCCGATGCCGACGACGCGATCCCCGGCGCCGCGCCGACGGCGAGCAAGGGCCCGGCCGACCGCCGCGGCTGGTGGGGCGACACGCCCGCCGATCCGACCCAGGCCACAGGCCCGTCGGCCTTGACCGGCTCGCGCTTCTGGCTGCGCACCGGCTGGCCCGCCACCGACAAGACCGTGCGCCAGATCGAGCTCGACGCGCGCGAGGCGCTGCAGTGGATGATCGACGAGAAGATCGCGCAGAGCATCGACGTGGCGACCTGGTGGAGCGCGCACGACGTGATCTCGCTGCATGTCTCGATCGCGCAGCGCGGCGCCCAGGGAAAACCCGAGCTGTTCGAATACGACTATGTGTGGAGCCCGACGATGGCGACCGCGGGCGATCCGGCGCAGATGGCGGCCGCCGAGTCCGCGATCCTGCTCGAGGCGCATCTGCAGACGTCGGGCACGACCGCGTATCTGGCGACGGAAGACGACAGCCTCCTGATCGACGAATAGGCCATGACCGACGCCGCCATCAGCATCAGCACCCTCTTGGGAGCGGACACGCCGCTCTCCAGCGATCAGCTGACCTGCGTCGTGCCCTGCGCGCAGGACGGGCAGAACGTCCAGGCGCCCGCCGCCGCGTTCTCCATCCCCTGCGCGGGCGTGGCGCCGCCGGTGCCGCTCGGCCAGTTCCAGACCTGGATCGACCAGTCGACGTCGCCGCCGACGCTGCGCATGTATATCGAGCGCGTGTGGACGGCGCTCTTCACGCTGGGCGGCGACGGCGCGCTCTCGGCATGCACGGCGCTCGCGCTTCCCGCAGATCCCACCGCGGCGCCGCAGATCGCGACCAAGCACTATGTCGACGTGCGATCCGGCGCGATCGGCAGCTTGATCTTCCGCGGCACCGTCGATTGCTCCGGCGCGCCCGACTATCCCGCCGCCAACGAGGGCGACGTCTATATCGTCGGCCTCCCCGGCAAGATCGGCGGCGCGTCCGGCGTCAATGTCGGCACCGCGGCGATGCTGCTCTGCATGGCCGACGCCACCGCCTCCGGCACGCAAGCCGACGTCGGCGCGTGCTGGACGATCGTGCAGGGGCACAATCCCAACCTGGTGCAGGATCCGCTCTCCGCCACGGACGGGAGCCTGGCGCTGTTCAACACGGGCTCGGGCCTGCAGATCGAATCCAGCGGCGTCACGCTCGACAAGAGCCCGGCCATGGCCGCGAACAGCGACCAGCGCGTGGCGGCGCAGAGCGCGGTGAAGCAATCGCTCGGCGGCCAGCCGCTCGGCGGCGACACGCCGGGCCAGGGCAATCTCCTGGCCTGGGACGCAAGGAGCGCGAGCTTCCGCGCCGTACGCGGCAGCGGGCGCAATCTGCTGGTGAATTCCTCCTTCGACCTCTGGGAAGAGGCCACGAGCTACAATTTCGGCATGTCGTTCGACAACGTCCATGTCGCCGATTTCTGGAACGTGGGCGGGATGGGCAGCACCGGCTCCTGGCGGTCGGCCAAGCGCGTGGTGGGATTTTCGGGCTCGCATTTCGCGATCCAGCTCCAACGCTATCCCGGCACCATCGACACCAACAACATTCGCCTGGGCCAGCAATTCGGCCACGAAGAGTCGCTGTTCCTGCCGGGCAAGCCGCTCACCTTGTCTTTCGACGTCATGGTCGGCGCGAACTTCTCGGGGCGCAACGTGCAGGCCGGGCTGACCTTCGGCACCGGCATCGACGAGTATCTCACCCTTTCGCAGATAAGGATGGGCGGGAACTTCTTCCCCACCGGTTCCGGATCGACCTTGCCCAATGCGCAGGGCGAGAACTCGCTGGGACAACTCTATATCAACACGCTGAACGCGCAGCTTCCGCCGCACGGCTCGGTGGCGCGGGTGGTCAACCAGTCTCTGACCATCCCCACCAACTGGTGGCCCGGACCGGTCACCGAGGCCGCGCTGGTGATCGATATCGGTCCGTTCTCGGGCCAGGCCGGCGCGGACGACAGCATCACCATCACCAACGTCAAGCTCGAGGTCGGCCACGTCGCCACGCCTTATCTGCGGGAGTGTCCCGAAGAGGAGTACGAGCGCTGCCAGCGCCGCTATCGCAAGAGCTTCCAGCGCGGCGTGCAGCCGCGCGTCGGCGTCGGCCTCAACACGGGCGAGCACCGCGCGCCCGCGGTGGTGGCGGGCACCGGCACGCAGTCGCTGGGCACGGTCCGCTTCGCGCCGATGCGCGCGGTGCCGACGATGTGGCTGTACAACCCGTATCCCGGCGACCAGACGGGCTTCGCGCGCGATCTGACCGCCGGCAATTGCACTTTCACGGCGGTGCAGGCGATCACCGAAAAGGGCTTCGAGATCGTGGCCGGCGGCAACGCGGCGACGGCGGTCGGAAACACGCTCGGCATCCACTGGGTCGCCGACGCCAGGCTTTGAGAAATCCAAACGCGGAGTCGAGGAACAAGCAATGACCGACAGTACGATCACCGCGATGCCGCCGGCGGCGCTGCCGCTCGAGAACGAGGCCGTGCCTTGCGTGCAGAACGGCAGCAACGTGCAGGCCCCCGCGGCGGCGTTCGGGATTCCGGTCATGTCGACCTCGGCGCCGATGGCGCTGGCGGAGTTCCAGACCTGGATCCAGGACCATGACGGCGGACCGACGCTGAACATGTACATCGCCGGCAACTGGGTGCCGCTCTACACCTTCGCGCCCGACGGCACGCTCGCCATGGCGAAGCCGCTCACGCTTCAGGCCGATCCGGCCGCGGACAGCGAGGCCGCCACCAAGCACTATGTCGACACCAGGCCCGCCGCGGCGGGCGCGATCGTCTTCAAGGGCATGCAGCCCTGCAGCGGCAGTCCCAACTATCCTGACGCCAACCAGGGCGACTTCTATGTCGTAAGCTCGGACGGCAAGATCGGCGGCGCAGGCGGCGTCGCCGTCCAGACGGGCGACACGCTGCTCTGCCTCGTCAACGGGACGGCGTCGGGCGACCAGATCACGGCGGGCGGCAACTGGGTCATCGGCCAGGGCAACATCGTCGACGCGGTGTCCGGACCCACCACCGCCACCGCCGGCAATTTCGTGCTCTTCGACGGCACCAGCGGATTGCTGGTGAAGGACGGCGGCCTGGCGCTCGATACCGACGGCACGATGGCGGCCAACAGCGACAGCCGCATCCCGTCGCAGAAGGCGGTCAAGGGCCAGATCGGCGGCCGGCCGCTGAGCGCCGACACGCCCGGCCAGGGCCAGGGCTGGTTCTGGGACGTCGTCAGCGCGAGCTACAGGGCGCGCGACTGCGAAGGCCAGAACCTGCTCGTCAATTCCGCCTTCGACATCTGGCAGGAGAACACGAGCTACACGCTCTCGACCTCGGTTGGAAAATCCCACGTCGCCGATTTCTGGAAGTCGGCGGCCGGCACCGCGGCCACCAGGACGATTTCCCGCACCGCCGGAATCCGCAACTCGCTTTGGGCCCTCAAGCTCGCGCGCGTCTCCGGTTCCACCGACACCGATCCCTATTGCCTGGCGCAGCAGTTCGGCACGCGGGAATCGCTCGCCCTCATCGGGCAGACGGTCACGGTGTCGTTCGACGTCAAGCCCGGCGCCGACCTGCCGAGCCCGCTTGCGCTCTATGCGGTGATCTACTGGGGCAAGGGCACCAACGAGGACGTGTTCGCGAACCCCTCGGCGCCGGGCTTCGCCACCAGCGGCGGCTCGGCCGTGTCCCTGGACCTGTCGGGCCAGACGACGCTCGGGTCGGTGACGCGCGTCGTCTGCGCGCCGCTCGCGATATCGGGCGACCCGTACATCACGCAGGTGGCGTTCGGCATCTGCACCGGCACCTATCCCACCGGCTCGGCGAGCGGCGACGACAGCCTGACCATCGCCAATGTGAAGCTCGAGATCGGCAATATCGCCACGGCCTATCTCAAATCCGATGCGAGCGACGAGCTCAGGCGCTGCCAGACGCGCTACAACAAGACCTTCGCGCAGGCGACGGCGCCGGTGAACGGCGCGGGAACGGCAACGGGCGAGCACCGCGCGCCCGCGATCCTTTCGGGCGCGCATCCGCAGAGCCTGGGCACGCTGCGCTTTCCGACCATGCTCTCGCTGCCCACGGTCACGCTGTTCAACCCGAACGGCGGCGGCGCGTCGGGGCAGGCCTACGACATGACGGGCTTGGATTGCTCGTCGACGCTGGCGCAGAATATCGTCGAGAGCAGCTTCGAGATCGTCACCACCGGCAACGCATCGAGCGTGGCCGGCAACACTTTCGGCGTGCACGCCGTGATGGACGCCAGGCTCTGAGCGCCCGGTCCAAGCAAGCGGCCACGACATTCCCACTCGAGAGATGACGCATGAGTGACAGCACGATCAGCGCCATGGTCGCGGCGACGCTTCCGCTCAACGGCGAAGCGGTGCCCTGCGTGCAGGGCGGAACGAACAAGCAGGCGCCGGCCGCGGCCTTCGGCATTCCGGTCGTGGGCGGCGGCACGCCCACGCCCCTGGCCGAGTTCCAGACCTGGATCGACAACAGCCACGATCCGGCGCGGCTGCTGATGTACATCAACGGGGCCTGGGTGGAGCTCTACCGGATCGCCGATGACGGCACGCTGACCGTCACCAACGCGCTCGTGTTGCCGGGCGATCCGAGCAGCGATCTGCAAGCCGCCACCAAGCACTATGTCGACGGCCGCGTGTCGACGGCCCCCGGCGCGCTGATCTTCCGGGGCATGATCGACTGCTCGACCACGCCGCCGCCCGACTATCCCGACGCCGACCAGGGCGATCTCTACGTCGTCAGCCATCCGGGCCAGATCGGCGGCACGTCGGGCGCCAACGTCCTCATCGGCGACATGCTGCTGTGCCGCGTCAACGACACGGCGTCGGGCAGCCAGAGCGGCGCCGGCCTCAACTGGGTCATCGTCCAGAGCAAGGTCCAGAACGCCGCGGCCGGTCCGGGCACGGCGGTAAGCGGCGACTTCGCGATGTTCGACGGAGCCTCCGGCACGCTTCTGAAGGACGGCGGCTTGTCGCTCGACATCGATGCGGGGATGGCCGCCGACAGCGACAGCCGAATCCCGTCGCAGAAAGCGGTGCGGAGCCAGATCGGCGGCAAGCGCCTCTCCACCGACACACTTGCACAGGGCCAGGTCTGGATATGGGACGTGCCTAGCGCTTCGTTCCGCGCCGGCGATTGCGAAGGGCGCAATCTCCTCGTCAATCCCTCGTTCGATATCTGGCAGGAGAACTCCAGCTATACGTTGAGCGGGACCGTGCCCAAGACCCACATCGCCGATTTCTGGAAGGCGAGCGCCGGATCGTCGAACGGGCGCATCGTTTCCAGGGCCAACAACTGGTCCGGCACCGGGAACGCGGTGTCGTTCCAGCGGCCCGCGGGTTTCACCGACGCCGGCCGGTTCCGCCTCATGCAGCAATTCGAGGAGCTGGGGCCTCTCATCGGCAACACCGTGACGGTATCGTTCGACTTCTTTGTCGGCGCGAACTATTCGCCGATGAGCGGCCCTTACGTGACGTTCTATTGGGGCGGCACCAATGGCGGTTCCATGGGGGATATCGATCTGCGCCTGTCGGCGCCGGCCTTTCCTCAAGTCCCCGGCAGCGTCGCCAGCGCGAGCCTCGACGCACAGGTGGCGCCGTACAATTCCCATTCGCGGATCGTGGCCGGGCCGTTCGCCATTCCGACCACAGCGTCAAGGACCGTTGCCGTCACCGCGCTCGCGTTCGAGATCAGTTCCGGCGACTACACCGGCGCATCCGGCGTCGACGACAGGTTCGTGATCAGCGACGTGAAGCTGGAGGTCGGCACCGTCGCCACGCCCTTCCACAGGCCCGACGCCGCGGACATGCTGCAGCGCTGCCAGCGGCGCTATCAGACCACCTTCTCCGGCGACGCGCCGGCCGACGGCCTGGGCAGCAACCGCGGCGAGCTCATGTTCCGCCGTCTCGGAGCCGGGACCGCGGCCGAGGGCGTCTACGTGCCGCTCGCCTGCCGGATGTACGGCGCGCCGGCGGTGACGCTCTACAACCCGGTCGGCGCGGGCACAGGCCAGGTCCACAACTACACCCATAGCGGCGACTGCACGGTGAGCGCGTCCGATTTCATCGGCGATCACGGCTTCCGCATCACCTGCACGGGCAACAGCACCGGCGCGGCGGGCGACTGGCTGGGCGTGCACTACGTCGCCGACCGCCGTCTCTGACGCGGACCGCGCAAACACCATTCGAGAAGACACAGATGACCGACTCTCCGATCAGCGCGCTGGACCCGGCGTCGCTTCCGCTTTCGAACGAACTCGTGCCTTGCGTCCAGGGCAGCGACAACAAGCGCGTCTCGGCCGCCGCGTTCGGCATCCCGATCGCGAGCACGGAGCCGCCGGCCGGGCTCACGCAGTACCAGTTGTGGATCGACGAGAGCACCGATCCCCCGACGCTGAACATCTATCTCGGATCGCATTGGAAGCCGCTCTACGCCTTCGACAGCAATGGTGTGATGACCTTCAGCCACCCGGTCGGGCTGGCGGAGGGCGACGACCTCACCGCCGCGCTCATCTACAAGGGCCTCATCGACTGCTCGGCCGATCCCAACTACCTCGACGGCGATCAGGGAGATTTCTACGTCGTCAGCTCCCCAGGCAAGATCGGCGGCGCTTCGGGCAACGACGTCGATGTCGGCGACACGCTGCTTTGCCTGGTCGACGGCTCGGCCGCGGGCGACCAGGCCACGGTCGGCATGAACTGGACCATCGGGCAGGGCAACATCGACGGCGCGGTGACCGGTCCCGCCTCGGCGGCCGACGGGGACTTCGCGCAGTTCGACGGCACGACCGGCAAGATCATCAAGGACGGCCTGTCGCTCGACGTCGACGGGACGCTTTCCGCCGACAGCGACACGCACGTCCCTTCGCAGAAGGCGGTGAAGACCTACGTCGACAGCGTAGCACAAGGCCTGGACGTCAAGCCGAGCGTGAAGGCCGCGAGCACGTCGAGCCTCACCCATTCCGGCGCGCAGACCATCGACGGCGTCTCCTGCGTCGTGGGCGACCGCGTGCTCGACAAGAACAATTCGACCCCGGCGCTGAACGGCATCTGGATCGTGGCGAGCGGTTCGTGGGCCCGCGCCGCCGACATGGACAGCTGGAGCGAGATCCCCGGCGCGTTCTGCTTCGTCGAGCAGGGCACGGTGAACGGCAATACGGGCTGGACCTGCACCTCCGACCAGGGCGGCACGCTCGAGACGACGGCGATCACCTGGACGCAATTCTCCGGCGCTGGCACCTACACGGCGGGCTCCGGCCTGTCGCTCAGCGGGATGCAGTTCTCCGCGGTGATCGGCAGCGGCGGCGGCAGCGAGGCGTGGAGCGCGGAGCTCGACGCGGTGGCGGGTCTGAGCACGACCGGTCTTGTCGCACGCACAGGCGCCCATACCTACGCCACGCGCGCCATCGCCGTGCCGGCAGGCATGTCGATCAACAATCCGGATGGCGTGTCGGGCAATCCCACATTGCTCCTCGCCAACGACCTGGCGGCGCTGGAAGCACTGGGCTCGACCGGCATCGCGGTACGCATAGCGGCGGACACGTGGGCGCAGCGCTCGCTGAGCCAGCCGGCCGCGGGCCTGACGATCTCCAGCGCCGACGGCGTCTCGGGCAATCCCACCTTCGGGCTCGCCAACGATCTGGCGGCGCTGGAGGGATTGACCTCGACCGGCATCGCGGCGCGCACCGGCGCGGACAGCTGGGCGCAGCGCACGCTGACCCAGCCCGCGGCGGGCCTGACGGTCAGCAATGCCGACGGCAGCGCCGGCAATCCCACCTTCGCGCTCGCCAACGACCTGGCGGCGGTCGAAGCCTTGAGCGCGACCGGCATCGCGGTGCGCACGGCGACCGACACCTGGGCGCAGCGCACCCTGACCGCGCCGGCCGCGGGGCTCACGATCAGCAATTCCGGCGGCGTCGCGGGCAACCCCACCTTCGCGCTCGCCAATGACCTCGCCGCGCTCGAAGGGCTGGCATCGACCGGCATCGCGGTGCGCACCACGACCGACACCTGGACGCAGCGCGCGATCACGGGGACGAGCGGCGAGATCGGCGTCACCAACGGCGATGGCGTCAGCGGCGCGCCGACGATCGGCCTTCCCAGTTCGCTCACCTTCACGGCCAAGACGATCACGGGCGGCACGTTCTCCTCGCCGGCCGCGATCACCGGTCTTCCCGATCCGACCAACGCGCAGGACGCCGCCACCAAGAACTACGTCGACTCCCTGGCGCAGGGCCTGGACGTCAAGCCCAGCGTCAAGGCCGCGAGCACCACAAGCCTCACCCATTCAGGCCTGCAGACCATCGACGGCGTCTCCTGCGTCGCGGGCGACCGCGTGCTCGACAAGAACAATTCGAGCGCCGCGCTGAACGGCATCTGGATCGTGGCGAGCGTGTCGTGGACCCGCGCCGCCGACATGGACAGCTGGAGCGAGATCCCCGGCGCATTCTGCTTCGTCGAGCAGGGCACGGTGAACGGCAATGCGGGCTGGGTCTGCACCGCCGATCAGGGCGGTACGCTCGGGACGACGGCGATCCCGTGGGTGCAGTTCGCGGGCGTCGGCACCTTCACCGCCGGCTCGGGCCTGTCGCTCGTGGGGACGCAGTTCTCCGCGTTGATCGGCAGCAGCGGCGGCAGCGAAGCTTGGAGCACCGAGCTCGACGCTCTCGCGGCGCTCAGCACCACGGGCCTCGTCGCGCGCACCGGCGCGCACACCTACAATCCGCGCAGCATGAGCGCGCCGGCCGCGGGCCTGACGATCACCAATCCCGACGGCGTCTCCGGCAATCCCACCTTTGCGCTCGCCAACGATCTTTCCGCGCTCGAAGGGCTGAGCGCGACCGGGCTCGCCGTGCGTACGGCAGCGGATACCTGGGCGCAGCGTTCGCTGACCCAGCCGGCGGCGGGCCTGACGCTCACCAATTCCGACGGCGTCGCGGGCAATCCCACCTTCGCGCTCGCCAACGATCTGGCGGCGCTGGAAGGGCTGACCTCGACCGGCATCGCGGTGCGCACGGCCACCGACACCTGGACGCAGCGCACGCTGACCCAGCCGACCGCGGGCCTGACGGTCGCCAATCCGGACGGCGTCTCGGGCAATCCCACTTTCGCGCTCGCCAACGACCTTGCGGCGCTCGAGGCGCTGGGATCGATCGGCATCGCGGTGCGCACCGGCGTCGACAGCTGGGCGCAGCGCGCCATCGCCGTGCCGACGGGCATGACGATCAACAATCCGGACGGCGTCTCGGGCAATCCCACGCTCGTCCTCGCCAACGATCTGGCAGCGCTCGAAGGGCTGGCGTCGACCGGCATCGCCGTGCGCACCGGCACCGACGTCTGGACGCAGCGCGCGATCACAGGGACCAGCGCCGAGATCGCCGTCACCAACGGCGATGGCGTGAGCGGCGCGCCGACCATCGGCCTTCCCAGCGCGCTCACCTTCACGTCCAAGACGGTGACGGGCGGGACCTTCTCCTCGCCCACGGCGATCACGGGCCTTCCCGATCCGACCAACGCGCAGGACGCCGCCACCAAGAACTACGTCGACACGGCGGTCCAGGGCCAGGACGCAAAGCCGAGCGTGAAGGCGGCGAGCACGACCAGCCTGACGCATACCGGCGCGCAGACCATCGACGGCGTCCCCTGCGTGGCGGGCGACCGCGTGCTCGACAAGGACAATTCGACCGCATCGCTCAGAGGCATCTGGGTCGTGGCGAGCGTGGCGTGGACTCGCGCCGCCGACATGGACAGCTGGAGCGAGATCCCGGGCGCGTTCTGCTTCGTCGAGCAGGGCACGGCGAATGCCGACACGGGCTGGCTCTGTACCGCCGATCAGGGCGGGACGCTGGGGACGACGGCGATCACCTGGACGCAGTTCGCCGGTCCCGGCGCCTACGAGGCTTCGAGCGCCGAGCTCGACGCGCTCGCGGCGCTGAGCACGACCGGCCTCGTCGCGCGCACCGGCGCCCATACCTATGTCCCGCGCGCCATCACCGTGCCGGCGGGCATGACGATCAACAATCCGGACGGCGTGTCGGGCAATCCCACGCTCCTCCTCGCCAACGATCTGGCGGCGCTCGAAGGATTGAGTTCGACCGGCATCGCCGTGCGCACGGCCGCCGACACCTGGACGCAGCGCGCGATCGCGGGGACCAGCGGCGAGATCGCCGTCACCAACGGCGATGGCGTCGGCGGCGCGCCGACCATCGGCCTTCCCAGCGCGCTCACCTTCACGTCCAAGACGGTGACGGGCGGCACGTTCTCCTCGCCCGCCGCGATCACCGGCCTTCCCGATCCGAGCGGCGCGCAGGATGCGGCCACCAAGAACTATGTCGACACGACCGCGCAAGGCCTCGACGCCAAGCCCAGCGTGAAGGTGGCAACCCCGGTCGGCACGTCGCTCACCCATTCGGGCCTGCAGACCATCGACGGCGTCTCCTGCATCGCGGGCGACCGCGTGCTCGACAAGAACAACATCAGCCAGGCGACCAACGGCATCTGGATCGTGGCCAGCGGGTCGTGGATCCGCGCGACGGACATGGACAGCTGGAGCGAGATCCCCGGTTCGTTCTGTTTCGTCGAGCAGGGCACGGTGAACGCCAATACGGGCTGGCTCTGCACGTCCGGTGGGGGCGGCACGCTGGGGTCGACGTCGATCAACTGGACGCAGTTCGCCGGTCCGGGCGCCTACGAGGCCTCGAGCGCGGAGCTCGACGCGCTCGCCGGGCTGAGCACGACCGGCATCGTCGCGCGCACAGGCGCCCATGCCTACACCCCGCGCACGATCACGGGGACGAGCGCCGAGATCGCCGTCACCAACGGCGATGGCGTCGGCGGCGCGCCGACCATCGGCCTGCCCGGTTCGCTCACTTTCACGTCCAAGACGGTGACGGGCGGGACCTTCTCCTCGCCTGCCGCGATCACGGGGCTTCCCGATCCGAGCAGCGCGCAGGACGCGGCCACCAAGAACTATGTCGACACGAACGTGCTGGGCCTCGACCTCAAGCCGAGCGTCAAGGCGGCAAGCACGACCAACATCGCGCATTCGGGCACGTTGACGATCGACGGCGTCGCCTGCGTCGCGGGCGACCGCGTGCTGGACAAGGACAACACGAACGGCTCGCTCAGAGGCATCTGGATCGTGGCGAGCGGCATATGGAGCCGCGCCGCCGACATGAACAGTTGGAGCCAGGTGCCCGGCGCGTTCTGCTTCGTCGAGCAGGGCACGGTGAACGGCGACACGGGCTGGCTCTGCACCGCCGACCAGAGCGGTTCGATGGGAACGACGGCGATCAACTGGACGCAGTTCGCCGGTCCGGGTACCTACACGGCGGGCAGCGGATTGTCGCTCTCGGGCTCGCAGTTCTCGGCGGTGATCGGCAGCAGCGGCGGCAGCGAGGCGTGGAGCGCGGAACTCGACGGGCTCGCCACGCTGAACACGACCGGTCTCGTCGCGCGCACCGGCACCCACACCTACGCCGCGCGCGCCATCGCGGTGCCGGCGGGCATGTCGATCAGCAATCCCACCGGCGCCGGCGGCAATCCCACCATCTCGCTCGCCAATGACCTGGCCGCGCTCGAAAACCTGTCGGGCACGAACAACGTCTACTACCGCTCGGCCACCGACACCTGGTCGAGCGTGACCTTCGGCGCGATGCTCTCATGGTCGGGCGGCACGCTGAACGTCGCGCCGTCGATCGACACGACGCTCGGCGGCGGCTCGCCGTCCGACGGCGCCGTCTCCTCGCAGAAGGCGGTGCAGACCTACGCCAAAGCCAATATCGGCGGCCAGGCGATCAGCACCGACACGCTGGGGCAGGGACAGGGCTGGGTCTGGGACGGGCAGAGCTCCACCTTCAAGGCATGCGACGTGAGAGGCGAGAACGAGCTCGTCAACTCCGCGTTCGAAGTATGGCAGGCCCCGGTGCCCTCGACCTTCGGCGGCACCGCCACGAAAACGCACATCGCCGATTTCTGGAAGGTGGGCGCGTCGGGAACCCCGTCTTTCATGGCGAGCAAGGTCGGAGGCGTCACCAGTCCTTCCTCGCTCAAGCTCCAGCGCATCTCGGGCCAGAGCAACAACTCCAAGATAAGGCTGGCCCAGCAATTCGCCCAGACGGAGTCGATGTACCTCAGCGGCAAGACCGTCACCGTCTCCTTCGACTACACGACCGGCGCCAACTATTCGCCGACGACCGGGCCGTTCATCGGCATCTATTGCGGCGGCGGCGTCGACGAGGATCTCGACCTTCACGCCGGCTCGACCGCCTTCGCGACGTCGCCCACCAACGTGCTCAGCAGCTCGCTGAACAGCCAGGTCGGCGCCTCCGGAACGACGGTGCGCATCGTCACGGGGCCGCTCGCCATACCCGGCGCGGCCACCGAGCTCGCGCTCGTGTTCTTCGTGACGCCCGTGGGCACCGCGGGCTTCGACGACAGCTTCACGATCGGCAACGTCAAGATGGAGCTCGGCAACATCGCGACGCCCTACCGCAAGCCGGATCTCGCAGGAGAGTTCGTGCGCTGCCAGCGGCGGTATCAGAAGTCGTTCTTCGCTACCAGCACGCCCCTCCAGGGCAACAGCACGATGACCGGCGAGGCGCGCTGGCGGCGCTTCGGATCGGGCACCGCGTCCGAAGGCACGCAAATCAGGCTCTTCACGCCGATGCGCTCGTTCCCGGCCATCACCTTATACAATCCGGTCAATATCAACGGCCAAGTCTACAATGAAACCACGAACGCGGACTGCTCCGCGGCGGCGACGCAGAACGTGTACGACGGCTCCTTCGAGATCACATGCACCGGCAACAGCGGCGGCTCCGCCGGCGATTGGCTGGGCGTGCACTGGACCGCGGACGCGCGTCTATAGAGCCGGTCGAGATCGGTAGGAACCACAAACAAACCTGTCATGGCCCGCGACTGCGGGCCACCCAGTTGGGTTCTGCACATCGAGACCAGGTCTGCTCGGAATTGTTCCTGCCGCGGTAAGAGCAAGCGTCACCTGGGTGGCCCGCAGTCGCGGGCCATGACAATGGAGCTTGTTGCGTCAGCGTGAATGCACCCCGTTCTGACCAGCCGGCCGCCGGCGGTTCCCGTTTTCCATTCTCATAGGTGACAAACATGCCGTTCCAACGTCCCACGTTGAGCGATCTGCGCCTGCGCGCGCGCGCGCTCTTTGCGTCCAAGCTCAAGGGCGCCGACGGCACGCTGCCGAAATCCAACATCACCGTGTCGTCGGACGTGATCGCGGCGCTGGTCTACGGCCTCTACGGCTATGCAGACTGGCTCGCGCGCCAGGCGCTGCCGAACACGGCGGACGACTGGTACTACCTCTCGCGCTGGGGCGCGCTGTTCGGCCTGACGCCGAAGCCGCCGGTGCAGTCGGCCGGCAACGCGCTGTTCACCGGCAGCGTCGGTGCGTCGGTCCCGCACCATACGCTGATGCAGGACAGCCTCGGCAATCAATACAAGACCACGGCCGACGCCACCCTGATCGCCGGCAACACTTCGGTGCCCATCATCTCGCTCGTGGGCGGCGTGGCGGGCAATCTGCCCGCGGGCGCGCCGCTGACGCTCCTGATCGCGCTCACCGGCGTCGGCGCAACCGCGACCGTCGACGGCTCTGGCCTCTCGGACGGCCTCGACGCGGAGACGGCGCTGGCCTTCGGCGGGCGCATCGCCGAGCGAATCAAGAACCCGCCGAGCGGCTCGGGCACCGTCTCCGACTACCAGCGCTGGGCGCTCAGCGTGCCCGGCGTCACGCGCGCCACCGCCAACCCGCTCGAAAGCGGTCCGGGCACCGTCACGGTGCGCTTCGTGATGGACGCCAACCCGAACGGCTTCATCCCGCGCTCTGCCGACGTCCACACCGTCTGCGAGGTCATCGAGGCGGAGAAGCCGGTGACCGACCAGCTCACCGTCCTGGCGCCGACGCCGCAAGCGGTCAACTACACGCTCTCGCCCTCGGTGCCCACCAGCGTGCGCCCCGCCATCGCGCAGGCGCTGGCGGCGATGCATGCGGGGCTAGCGATCGGGGCGGGCCTTTCGGTGCAGGCCCAGATCATCCCGGTGATCGTCGCGGCCGGCAAGATCAAGGCCAAGTTCCTGAGCCAGCCTCTCACCGACATCGCAGCGACCCCCCACATCGTCCTCACTCTCGGAACGATTGCTTATCAATGAGCGCGCCCTATTCGACGCTGACCTCAGCGGACTATCTCGACGCCACCCAGGCGCTGCTTCCCAGCGGGCCCGCCTGGCCGCGCGACACCAACACCGTCTTCGCCAAGCATATGAGCGCGATCGCGAACGTCGCCTGGCTCGCGCATCAGATGCTGACCGATCTGTTCGTCACCGAGCTCGATCCCGGCGCCGCCAACGCCATGCTGCCGGATTGGGAGGAGGCGTTCGGCGTCACCGCGGGCGGCTCCAAGGCGGACCGGCGCATCAACCTGACGTCGGTGATCTCCGATCCGGGCGGCTTCAGCGCCGGCCACTACGTGGCACTCGCAGCGACGGTGGGCGTCGATCTTGCCGTGCCGGAAACGGCGACGCGGGTGTGCCGGTCCGGGCTGTTCGCCTTCGAGGTCCACGCGCTCAACACCACGCCTGCCGCGTCGCGGACCGCGATGGAGAACATCATCAGGCTGCACAACCGCGCGACCTGCGTCGTCTCGTTCTTCTATGACGTTCCCCCCCCACCTCCACCCGGGCCATGACCATGAACATCCTCAAATGGCTGCTTTCGAGCAGCTTCGTCCAATCCTTCGCGACGCGCGAAGTGCGCCATATGGCGACGGCGGCGGCGGGTGCCATCGCCTCCTGGCTCGTCGCCCATCAGGCGAGCCAGAGCGACGCCGCGAGCATCGCCGAAGCGGTCAGCGCGCTGATCATCGGCGCGAGCGGCTACGGCTTGAGCCTGCTCAACGGCGCCAACAACGAGGTGCGGGTGCAGGCCGCGGCGCAGACGGGCCAGGTCGTCTCGGCGCCGGTGGCTCGCGCGATCCTCGGCCGCGCGGACGATGCCGCGCCCAAGACCAAGGACGCGCTCATCGCCGATCTCGAGGCGGGAGGGCCGAAATGAAGCCGCGCGCGATCCTCGTCTGCGCGGCGCTCATGCTCGCCGGCTGCAGCACGGCGCCCGCGCCGGTGCCTGCGCCGCAACCCGTCTGTCCGCCGTTCCGCGCCTGGAGCGATGCGGATCTGAAAGCCCTGGGCAAGGCGCTCGCGCCCGTGCCGGAGGACTCCGTCATCATGCGCATGGCGCTGGATTGGCGCCGCTACTATGGCGACGCGAAATCCTGCGCCGCGCCGCGCTGAAGGCGTCCGCATGACGCGGAGAAAAACGTCCGACGAAAGATGGGACGATGTGCAGCGTCAGTTGGGCCGGGTCGAGGAGTCGCAGGAGCGTGCCGCCGAGGACCGCTCCGAGATCCGCGACGCGATCAAGGAGTGGCGCGAGGTGGGCGGCGCGTTGCGCGGCGCGGTGGCGGGCTTGACCCAGACCGTGCAGTCGATGACCGCGCAGGTCCTGGCGCTGAACGCCGAGAAATGCGGCCAGCGCCTCGACGCCATCGAGCGCAAGAACGAGCACTACGACCGCGTGCTCGGCCGCGCCAGCAGTTTCGTCTGGCGGGTGCTGCTCTATCTCGCCCTCGCGGCGATCGCCGGCGGCACCGCGGCCAAGATCGTGGAGTGGTTCTGAAGCAACCGCAACGTCCTATCCGAACATGCTTTCCAAAAGGAGACATACGAAAATGAGGTCCAAAGCTGTCCCAATCCTCCTGGCCGTGCTCGCGTCCGTGGCCTGCATCGGCCCCGCGGCGTCGCAGGTCACGAGCTTCGCCACCCGCACGGGCGCCGTAACCCCCCAATCGGGCGACTACAGCGCCGTCACCGAGACCCTGACGAACAAGACGATCAACGGGGCAACGATCAACGGGGCTACGATCACCGGGACGATGACGACCGGTCCGTCGACGATAGACGGGGCGACGATCACGGGTTCGTCGACGATCAACGAAGCACAGATCGTGCTGTGGCAGCGGGACAACCCGACGTCGTCGCCGTACCCGGCCGTGGGCACCGAACTGGCTTGCGGTCACGTCGTCAGCGCCGAGGGGGTGTCCGGGGCATTGACGGTTAGAGGCCCGTCGTCGCCCGCGACGGATTGCGCTATCGCGCTCTACGCCAATCTCACCGGCAACGACATCTTCTTCGATCCGAACAACGCCAACAACACGAATACCTTGAACTATATCAAGTCCGATGACTTCGATCGCATCGCCACGCCGGTTTGGATACCCTATGACGGCGGCCACAAGGCCTTGCTCCTGCGCTACGTCAATCACGGCATCGGCTATCAAAGCTTCGACTCGCCGCTCACCTCTTCGGTCGTGAAGCGGAACCTGCACAATGGCGGCGTCCTGCTTAGCCACGATGACGCGAACTCCCGGCTGCAATTGTGTCCCGTCACCGACGGCGGGCTCGTCATCAACCGGCTGATGACCTATGTCCCGGTCACCTGCGAATTCCTTCTGGATTCCACCATCGGCTCGGCCGGGAGCACCTATTACGTCTACGCAAGTCGCAGCACTGACACGGGCGTCACGGGAACCTCGGCCGGCGGCGGCGGCAACGCCTCGTGCCCCGACTCGGGCGCGCTGTGCCTGGCGTTCGGCAGCAGCGTGAATTTCCAGTCCGGCGACGCCATCACCTGCGTCAATTTCTTCGTATCCGCAGCCGACGTCTATGATGATCCGCACACTGTCTTCAGCAGCTCCGATCCGACGCACATCGAATTGTCCGACGTCACCTATGCGGGAGCCGAGGGGAACTACTCGGGGGTGATGGGCGGGCCTCCCGCCACTACGGAATGCGCGTTCACGTCCCTCAGATCTTCGACTACCGCGCCGGCTCTGGATTCCGTCATGGGCATCCAGGTCAATCCCAGCCTCTCGTGGCAGACGCTGGTGGGAACCGTCACGCTCAACGGCGGCGGCAACGTCTCGCAGGTCGTCAGTCAATATAATGGCTATACGCCCGCCGTGCTCGCGGCCACGCCCGTGGCAAGCCTGCCTGCCGTCATCAAGACTGGATTGCAACAAGCGTCGGACGAGGGCGGCGGTCCCGCCATCGTGTTCGGCGATCAATCCAATTGGCGCCGCATCGGCGATGGTCAGGTCGCGACCGCGAATGTCGGCTCGCGCGGGCTTCTGGCGAGGTTCAACAATCGCGCTTCGGATCAGCTCCGGGGCGAGATCGAGCAGGTCTATCAGAAGCTCAAGGACAACAGCCTTCTGGTGAGCGGCACCTGCACCGCGCATTGCCTCACCGGCCTGTGGGTCTTCGCGCTGCCGAACCAGAACGACACCCTGCTCAATTGGGTGAAGCCCGGAACCTGTACCATCACGGTCGTCGGCTCGCCGACCTTCACCGCCAATCGCGGCTACACGGGCGTGTCCGGCGCGCTTCTCGACACGGGCTGCAAGGAAGCGGATCTCGGCGGATCGCAGGACGACTTCGCGGTCGGCGCCTATGTGTACGCCGCCTCCGCCAGCGCCGCGGCCGTCATCGGCCAGAACGCGCCCGGCACGGGCCGACGGATGTACCTGCAGTCCGCGACCTCGGGCGTGCTGACGGTCCGCCTCAACGACGCGACCAGCGACAACTATACGCCCGCGCGGTACACCGGGATGTTCTCGCTGCTGCGCGATCCCGCGGCCACCGGCACCATCTCGGCATCGATCGACGAGACCTCGACCGGCATCGCGCGCGCCAGCCAGGCGAATGCGGTCAACAGCATCGCGTTCCTCGGGACCAACGACGCGACCGGGGCCGAGTATTCGACCGCGGCCGTCAGCTTCGCTTTCGCCGGCCATCTCACGACGGCCGACCTGGCAGAGCTTCGCGCGATCCTGTCGGACTATTTCCTCGTCCAGGTCGGCGCGCGGACGGCAACGGTCGCCAATCTGCCGCCTGCCGTCGGCTTCAAGGGGCAGACCTACTACATCCCCGATCTCGGCGGCGGCGCCGGGCTGCTGCAAAGCGACGGCACCAACTGGTTCCGGACCGGCGAGACGGGCTATCAGACGCAAGGTGACGCCGACAAGGCCGCGTTCTATCTCACCGACGCGGGCAGCATCAACGTGACCGCGACGCTCAGCGCCAACCGCACGGTCACGCTCAGCGACACCGACGCCAAGGGCACCACGGTCAAGACGGGCGCCAGGTTCCGCATCACGCGAACCGGGCTGGGCGCCTTCACCGAGACCGTGAAGGACGGCGGCGGCTCGACGCTGAAGACCATCGCGTCCGGGACCGCGGGCTGGGTGGACGCGATCTTCGACGGCTCGGCCTGGCAATTGGCAGCCGACGGCACCCTGTAGCGAAACCGCAAAGCCCCCGGCATGACGCGCCCGGCGACGGGTCCGTCATGCCGGGGTGCGCCGTGAAGGAACGCCCCGGCGGAAGGCCATCCGGAGCGCTGCGTGCTCATCCGTCCCCTTGAGGGTGGCCGTGAGCAGGGACGCCGCAGCGTTTTCGGATGGCCGCCCGGCGCGGCGTTGCCCGCGTCTTACCCTCAAGGAGACTTCCATGAACTTCCTCGAAAGCATCTGGGCGATGCTCAAGGCGGACGCCCTGTCCATCTGGTCGCGCGTGTCGGCGACCTTCAACACGCTGCTCGGCGAATTGCCCGACGACGAGATCAACATCTTCCACGGCGCGCAGACGACGTTCGCCGGCGCGCTCCAGGCGGGCAAGAGCTGGGGCGAGGCCGCGGCCGACACCTGGACCTATGTCGAGAACCAGGAAGGCGCCGAGCTGAGCAAGGTCGCCAACCTCCTGCTCCAGGCCTTCATGGCGAAGTTCGAGACGCCTTCGAACTGACGCCTTCCCAAGACTGTCGGAGGGGACACCCCGGCGGCCGCAAGGCTGCCGGGGTTTTTCGCTTTATATACGCATCCCAAGGAGTTCAAGGCGATGTATTTAAATACATCAATTGTGATAATTAATATGCTTTAGAACATCAAACTCTTGATATGTGATATTCTACAGCATATAATAGAGGCTAGATAATATAGAAAAGCACATCATGGCTTCGTCGCTAGGCATCATACCGGAAATCCTCAGATCGGCCCGCCAAAGCAAGCGGTTGAGCCAGCGCGCGCTCTCCGAAAAGGTCGGGGTGCCGCAAAGCCATATCTCCAAGATCGAAAACGGCGGCGTCGATCTTCAAACGTCGAGCCTGATCGAACTCGCGCGCGCCTTGGACCTCGAAGTCCAACTCGTGCCGCGCCGCCTGCTGCCCGCAGTGCAAGCCTTGGAGCGCGAAGCCGTGCCCGCTCAAACCCCGGCCTATCGGATCGACGAAGACGATGCCTGAGCTGTCGGTCCTCGACGTTCGTCTCTACGACCGATCGATCGGCATGTTGACCAGGCTGCCGGGAGACAAGGCTCTATTTGCTTTCGACGAGGCTTATATCGCGAACGCGCAGCGCCCGACGCTCAGCCTTTCCTTCAAGGATGCGTTCGGCGGCCTGATCGCCGATGTCGCGCCGACGCAGACTAGGCTTCCGCCGTTTTTCTCCAACCTGCTGCCCGAAGGCTCGATGTGGGACTATCTGGCGGCGCGCGCGGGTGTGAATCCGGTTCGTGAATTCCATCTGATCTGGGCACTCGGACATGATTTGCCGGGCGCTCTGAAAATCGTGCCGTTCGGCGGCGAATCTCTTCCGCCTTCCGATGACGATCTTCCTGAGGCGCCCGGCGGCATGGAGGCAGACGGCATCCTGCGCTTCTCGCTCGCCGGCGTTCAGCTCAAATTCTCCGCAGTCAAGGAAGCCTCGGGAGGCCTGACGATTCCGGCGGAAGGCGTTGGCGGCTCCTGGATCGTCAAGTTGCCGTCGCCCGTTTATCCCGACGTGCCTGAGAACGAGTTCGCGATGATGGAGCTGGCGCGTAGTGTCGGCATCGATGTGCCTGAGACTTTCTTGACGCCGGCCGCGCGGATTTCGGGACTGCCGCAGGGAATGGAAAGCATCGGCGTCAACGCCTTCGTCATCCGCCGATTCGATAGAACCGCCGCAGGCGGGGCCGTGCATATGGAGGATTTCGCGCAGGTCTTCGGGCTTTATCCGGAAAAGAAATACGGCAAGGCGAGCTACGGCAACATCGCGCACGTGCTCTGGATCGAGACCGGCGAGGCGGGCATCGCGGAGTTCCTGCGCCGGTTCGTCTTCAATGCCCTGATCGGCAATGGCGACATGCACGCCAAGAACTGGTCGCTCGTCTATCCCGACCGGCGCCAGGCGCAACTGGCGCCGGCCTACGACTTCGTGTCGACCATCGCTTACATCCCGAACGACAAGCTCGCGCTCAGCTTCGCCGGATCGAAATCCTTCGCATCGCTGACGCACGACCAGTTCGCCCGCTTCGCCGACAAGGTCGGGCTCCCGGAAAAGCAGACGCGCGACACCGTCCGCGACACGGTCGAGCGCTTCCGCGAGGTATGGAAGGAGGCGGAAACGGTCCCGCCCAAGCTGCGGGACGCGATCGAGCGGCATCTGAAGGTGGTGCCGGTGTGGGGAGGGTAG